CTCCTTATTCTCCCAGACTCCGTACTTAATGAGCAACCACCCAAATCCTGCATAGTCTACGGTGAATGGAGATTTGCGCTTGGAGATGCTTTCAACTGTTTCATGGTTCATGACTCCACCATTGTTGCGGAAGTCGTCCTCGTCCATCCAGTGTGCCACTGAGGTCGTTCTGCCGTCCTCTGTTGCATACCATCCAGATGCAATGTCTTGATCCATGAGAATCAATTGCCAGAACTTTTCAGTATTAAAAACAATATCGCTGTCAATCCACAACTGATAATCATATTTCAATTTTCCGTCCCATGGCAGCTGATCCGGACCACGCAGTACATTAGCACCAAGGCACTTGCATCTTGCAAAGTTTACCATGGAGGAATAATCCTGCGAAATCTGGATACTTGCTCCTGACTGCACTAAGTCAAAGCAAAGTTGTACAAAGTTCTTCAGGTACGTATATGAAACTCCGCGACCTGGCAAGCAGAAGACAATTGCCTTGCCCTTTACCATTTCTTTTGCCTTGTCGTAGTCCCACTCTTGTGCTGCTTTTTTAACCGGCGATTTTGCCTTTACAGTAAATCCTTTTGCCATAAGAATAACGATTTTACTTTCGAATCATACAACATTATATAGCGGTTGTCAAGAATCCTTTTCTTCTGTCAGAATAATCTCATTGCCGTCAACCAACCACCTTATTTTGGTGCCTTCGTACCATTGCATTTCGTTTAAGATTATCTCTGGCACTGTGATGTGATAATCTCCAGTTACAGGATCGACCTCTATTTCACTAAAAATTTTCTCGGAATTTTTTTGCATATACGCGAACCCTACACTTGATTTTATATAGCGAAAAAAATTTTTATATCTCTTGAATTTTTATCGTGCTCTTGGAAACCTTTGTAGGTTAGGGGAGTCATGCGGTTTTATAAACGCCCCCCCTTAAACGGGGGGACTGCTGTATTAACGAACGACTGCTAATCCTTACACTGTTGTGAACTTAGTGTTGTTGAAGTTAGCAACACTGAAGCGACGACGATCAACCAACTTATATGTACCTAACTCTGTAGAGTAGACATAACCCTCTCCGGAGACTTCATCCTGCCCGATGAATGCCCTAGGACCTACATTGCGGCACTGATACATCAACTCTTCTTTCAAAATTATCATCAACCCGTAGAGGTGCATTAGTGACTCATTGCCCAGGAAATCCTCATTGGTCATAGGATAACCTTCGCGAATAGACTTATTCACATTACGCTTAATCTGTTCTGCTTCTTTGTTAGTAACGAACGTGGTCTTAGCATACACCTGACGAATCAAGTCTAAGATCGGAGGCATCTCAAACGCGGTGTGATCATAGTTATATTCACCGCTCCATGTGTATGCCTTGGGAAACACGAACTTGCAATAGATTGTGTCGGTGATGATGAACCTCATTGGTTCTGCCACAGCATCACGCAGGTCAGATTCTGCCGTGTAAAGTGTATGTGGAGCAATGATGATTTCGGCGTCTACAATACCATCGAACTGATAGGTGATTGTGTTCGGTGTGTATTCATCAGACCCACCGAATCCGATAAAGTCTCCCTGAAAGATGCCGCCGTTACGTGGCAGATAATCAAAACATTTGTGGAGAATAGTAGCAACCTCACCGGTGTGGTTTGCATCAATGTCCTGATGAGATTCGTTAATCTTAATCTTCACTTTGTTGAAGACAGATTTGGTGCCCACAAAAAACTTACCGGTCGCAGGGTTGGTTCCCCATACGATCGCGGGTGCTCCGTCAACCTTCACCGAAAGGTCACCCTTAAGGCGCAGCGATTGCAGGAACGAATCGTCACCGGTGAGGATGGTGTCTTCGGGGTGCTCAAGGTGAAGGATCTTTGTCATGTGGTTCAGTTCGTTTGTTTTCTTACAATAGTCGGTCAGGGGTCGTTCTGCCGTGGCAGTGTGCCACTATGCCAGGCGCATACCCGAACGGAATTCGGTGGTGGTGAAGTCGGTGCCAGTCCAGAGACGGACGAACCAAGTCCAGTTCTTTTGAAACACACTCTCGCCAGAGTATCCGTGCTCTGCTAGGATTGCGTTGAGTCTGCTCTTGGTGGTGTTGCTCTGCCGCCCACCATCACGCAGGATGATGGCATTGTCGTCGATCTCAGCAATGAGGTGCCCGTAGAGGTAGACCTTTGAAACTCCGTCGATGGTCTCAACCCGTGTGTTGTCTTTGCCCCAATCGGTGCGATCGGTGATTGCTTCGTTCATCTGGGTTTCGATCTTACGCATGGTTGGTTGAATTCCTTTGACTCTTTTACAATAGACGATTTTGGGACCTGTGCCAAAAATGTGTGACACTAATCCGACTGTCACATCCGGTCTATGCTGCGCTGGATTGTTTCGTTACGCTCCTGCATGATTTGCACCATATCAGAATCCAGGAGATCAATGAGAAGATTTGCACCCAGCAGGATGACAATGGCAGAGAGAAAAATACGCATGAGTTTCAGTTAAGAACGTGTTCGTAATCAATGGATTTAATACACCAACCTGATGCGGTGGTGATCTCATCAATTAAGTCATCTTCATCATCTGCTTCCCAGAAACCGATGTTATCATCCAAAATGTCAATTTTTTCTTCATGAGTGAGTTCTTCGTCAAAATCAAAAATGATGTGATTAACTTGAAATTTCATGAGTTAGTATCAGTTACCGAAGAACTCATCGTGACAATCAGCAACAAAATCAATCAGTTCATCTGTTGCATCAAGTGCGAATCGATCACATACCCAATCGACGCAATCATTCAGGGAAGGCATCATCTCCAACATGTATTGTGAGAGGTCTGATGCAATCATTTCCTTCAGGATTCTCATGTCCTCCTGCAGAGCATAGGTGCAAGGGTCGGTGTAGGTGTGCATTGAGTCGGTTTTGTTCATGCATCTACAATACACGGTTTTGAGGGTCGTGCCAAAAACGTGTGACACTTATCCAACTGGTCAGGCAGCCGGATCAGTTTGTGTTACTTTCCTCCAGAAGTTCGGGGTCATAGTTCTCAACTTCCTCAATCAGTTCTTTCATAGAATAACTCTCAAGATTCTCATTGATTGTGTCATAAACGAATGCTTCCATTGTTTTAAAATCCATTCTATCAATCAGTGCTTTGATGTATGCATCCTGCAGATTGTCCCGGTCGATGATGTTGTCAATCATGGAGTTTGTGTCAACGAAGGTGGAAACGAAAGACATTAGTTTTCAGGAAATTCTTCAAGTTTGGCATCAGCAAGTGCGGCAATCATTGTCCACACTTTCTCTCCACTTAGGAGGTTTTCAGTGCAAATATGTTCGACGGAATCTTCAATCAATTCCATCACTTCAATTGCCTGAGATTGCAGTTGTTCGTTCATTGTTTTCAGTAGTCGGTGTTTCCTTTAATGTACTCTTCAACATCGAATTTATCTTCTTTCTCCCATTCTTCTTTGTATTCAATCACATCGAAGATCTCACCGGGAGCATCAGCGATTTCAGACCAAAGTTCATCAAACATGAGTGAATTTCTCAACTTGGAATACAATACACGATTTTGGTGCCAGTGGGGAGATTAGTGGACACCTCTACGACTGGCACACATTCTTGTTACTTAGCAGGGAAATTCTTGCAAACGGCGTCACATAGGACACGAATTAAATCTTCCATGTCATCCTCACTAATATTGTTATTACATGCAAACTCTTCAACGATTCCATCGATATCCCACATTAACTGTTCGCGATTACTTAACATCTCAAGCATTGGATTAGGGACGAAAGTGTTCATTTAGGAGAGCAAGTTTCTCAACTATGCATACAATACACGAATTCTTGCCCTTGTGGGGATTTAGTGGACAGTTTCCGAACTGGCACACTAGTATACGTCTGCAGTCTCCTTTATGCTAACATCGACGTTCTCGTCACCTTGAAGATCCAGGATTTCTCGCCAATCCAGCATCTTGAGGTCGAGGTCTTCATAACATTCGATGTCTAATGTTACACTTACAATGCGCTTGTGTGCATACATGGGAATCTCGTGCGATGTTTACGTATTGTATCATGCATAATGTCTGTATGCAAGTGCCTGATAGTCTGTGCTATCTCGTGCATACTCGTCGTCTAGATCATATGTGCATGGTGACACATTATGATATGCATATGTCTCGTCGAGATAATCATGGCATGACATCTCGTAGTCCCATATGTATGATGTTTCGTAATCGTTCATGGTTCTCGTCGAGATTGGATGATTATGATATGAGTATAACAGATATCTCGTCGAGTGTCAAGTATGATGTCTCGTCGAGATTCATCGAATCAATATATTTATACTATAAGATGTCTTTATATTACATTTTGTATCTCGTCGAGAAAAATTTTGCGCCCTGTGGGTTGACAAACCGCGCTCTCCATGATACGCTCGCT